TAATTAGCTCCGTTAGGGTAGAAAAATGCTGCAATACCCACGCTAAGCAACGGTGAACTACCTAATGTAGATGACTGTAGGTAGAAAAACTTTTGCCCTGCGCCTGGCATCATGATTTGCACGCCAGTCACTGTCGGCATACCAGAAGAGCTTGTTGCATACGCGTAAGTTGGTGGCGTCAGATGCATAAAAGTAACACCGCTAATATGCCTCAATTCAATGTCGACAAGAACTCGATTTAAAGTATCAGAGGTTATCGTGCCATTTACAGCATACATGACATGGCTTACAAGCGAGCTAATAAACGCTGATGTGTTAACCTGCGTCTCAGTGGTCCCTGTACCATTGGACAACACCAGCGGCGCGCTATCGATATAACAAACATTACCGTAATATCGATACGGCAACGAAAACTTTACCCCATCCCAATACATGGGCCCCACTATCGCCTTATGTGTATAATTTATCGGCAAAGTTGGCGATGTTTCAGAACCTGAAAACAGCAACCCCTCAGCCTGTCCTTGACCCCATATTACGTAACCGAAAATTAGCCCTGGACCAAATGTGGCCGCTTGGTCACGGCCATTGACAACTGCACCGGACTGAGCGAGTGTCAGGTCAAGTGAATTTAAATTCAGGCTTGTTAATCTCTTTTCAAGACCGTTTTGATCGACAACGACGGCCACCGACGCAGTAACTGCATACTTTGTGTTTATGGTTCCAATATAGCCGAGAAGGTTGCTGAACCCGGCTAATCCTAGCGATGCCTTTATCTCAAAATTGAGCGCCGTAGTACCCAACGCGATAGCGCCATCTGTCGTTAGCATCCAGATCGTATCGGACAACGTTGCGCCCTCTGAAACTTGAGTCAGTACTCCAGCCTTAACCTCCGCTGAAGCATCGGCAAAGGTAGCGCGCACCCAGGCGCCGGATGCGGCGATATACCAACCATTATCGCTGGCTGTTGTTTGGTTTTTTACCAAAACGACGTTACCCGCCGTCAATGCTACCGACCAATCGCCACCGGCCTGGGTGCCCAGACCGGCCAACGCAATATTGGCCACAGTAGCGTAGCGCGCTAAATAGTCGGTTGCGCTTGATGCAATCATGGTTTTGATGGCGTGGTACAGCTGGGTATTGTCTTCGGGGTCGAGAGTCATACCGGACAATTCGATGGTATTAGAAAGCTCCTCCTGTACGCCGTTACACCAGGCTGCGTTGAATGGGGTCGGACTAGTCGAGGTCGACCTATCGCCGTCCCGGAAACCGTCTTTACCCGCGCCAAATAAATCTAAAAACCTACCAAAAGTGGAAATTCTATGCATATTTACCTCTTATATATATGCAAATAATACAGTTGTATGTGCCGGCCGTAGCTTGCGGATTCGACATTCCAGCGCTTCATCGCCCCAGGACTGCAATGGGCTATTGCAATCAGAGTTGCAATTCGCTTGAAATACGCCACCGGTCACCGCCGGCAGATTTAGCCGCCAGAAAAATCCATCATCTTCTGAGTTGAGTTCTGAGTTGCAATCGCTATTACAGGTTGCCTGCGGAAATTCGTCGACCGTCGCACCTGGATATCCCATCATAGCCGCCAAAACGACAAAATACGCAATGCTTTGGCCGCCTTTGGCATTGACCTTAGAATCCAACGCCGCGCGCCGTTGATCCAACGATTGTTCAATGGTGACGCACGGGTCAGGCAAGCCGTAAACCCGCTCCCAGTCCGGAAGAGAGACAGTTGCCGTCGACGGATGAATCTCGGCCAATAATTGTTCAGCAGACTGCTGGGCGGCATCGAGCTGTTTGCCTTCTGCTTCCAGTTCGGCCGACAAGATCAGATCGTTCGGATCGTAACTGACCGGTGGCAGCAATTGTTTTAAAACATAGGAATGCTTCGTCATGACAGATTCACCAGTCCAAGTACCGCCAATTGAATATGCGTGGCATCCACTAGCGTGGCCATGTTGCCCACCGGAGCCGTTACCACGCAGTCATCCACACCATCAACCGACATAATGATTTTCTCGATTTTCTTAAGGATCACCGTGTCGCCAGGCTTTAAGCTGCTGAAATACGCTTGCAAGGCCGCCGTGATAATCGGTTTTAGGTCATCCAAATGATAGCCAGACAGCAAGCTCAGCGCCGCCGTAACCGGTACGACCAACGCTGTAGGACAGGCAACCCAACAATCGGCCGTGACGTTGCGCTTGATATCAATATACGCTTGGCACGCATCGACCAATGTCGGCGGCGGCAACGCGCCGTTATCGTCCAAAATGATGATATCGACCGACCGGGTATTGCGGCGCCCGCTATAAACATACACGTAGCGAACACCCGCAACGTCGCGCGCCCAACGTTTATAATCATCCTGACTGCCGCCCTGGGGAGGATTGCGTAAGTCAAACAGCAACCGATCCAGCAACGACTCAGACGACTCCTGATCATATCCGCCCGTTGTGGCCACAGTCATCGTTGCGGCGGCGTTAATACCGGACGGTGCCGAGGTGAACGTCAATGTCGTATTAACCGGCAGATTACCGGAAGCGCCGACGACCGATGCATTAACCGGCACGATAACGGAACCGGTGACATCGATGACGGCATCGGCTGTAGTAACCACGGCAATGCCCGAACGTGTTTTTAACTCGGTGCCTAGCGGTATCGAATCGCCAACCGTACCCGTCACTATCGCCGCGCCGCCGGTCGCTAGCGATGCCAACTTCAGGAAAATCCCGCGTTCAGCCGCATGGCGGATTAAATTTTCTAGGTCCGCCAAGTCAGGAAATATTTGCTTAAAAATCCAAGACTGATACGCATATAGCCCTTCGGTTGCGGCCGAATTGCCGGATGCCCTAATCGCATAATCGGAATCGGATTCGACGGCGGCACCATCCAAATTATTGGATATGTCGCGCAAAATGTTAGATTTAATGGTGTCGTAATCCAGCACTGAATAGCTCATGCCGTCACCTGTACAAAATGATCAAACGACCAGCGCTGGCCCGTTGCGGCCAGCAATTCGATAGTCATCAGCACGCGGCCGTTATGCGGTTGGTCGATCGCTATCTCAACGCCGGTTAAGCGACCATCATCGACCATGCCTTGCAGGGCTTGCAGCGCATATTGCTGGGCCAATTTGCCGACCCGTTGCACATCTTTCTCTCGCTGCAATTCGTGCAGCCGACTGCCTAATTTCGGTTCAGCCCAGTAACTGCCCAGCGGCGTTAAAATGCGGATAATTGCGGCATTCAGCAGCCCGCCACTGGGATCGCGAGCCAATACACCATTGCTGCTGCTATAGCCGCGCGTAACTGGAGATAACGCAATCGCTGTCATGCCACGGCTTCGCCAGACGTGCCCGTCCCCGACTGCACATCTTTATTCCGATGATGTTTAAGCGAAATTTCGTCAGCCTTGACGTCACCATTATTAATTTGCACCAATGGAGTATTCATTTCGATTTTTGTTGTTGCATTGATCACTAAAGTTTCGGTCGTAATCTCAATAACCCGGCCATTTTTCAACACAACAGAATCACCGTTGTGGCTATAAATCGCTACTTCGCCCGCTGCCAATTGTTTTATACGATACTGGCTATTTTCTGTCGCGATAATCACGCCTTGCGACGTTTTACTGCCTAAAGGCAGCACAACCGCTTGTGTATCGCCTAACGGATGCGATGTCCAACCATACTGTTGCATCAATTCCAGATCAGGCAACACTTCACCATTTACGCCGACACATTGAACCATGCTGACACCAGGCGCCGTATTAATCCGCTTTAAACGTCCGCGAAATGCCGAGCGCCGTTTAGCCAGGGCGCGTTGTATGCGGGCATCAATTAACTTATTAAGTCCACTCATTACCGTCGCTCATTGGGTTAAATCAATAATTTCCAGTTCTTTGCCTTGCTTGGTTTTAATCTTGCCACGCGGATGCTTTTTGCTATGCGGCAGCGCATCGATTGTCCACACGCCATCTTCCTTTAGGAGTAGCTCGGTCGTCGTGCCGCTCGCCCGATCGCGACGAAATGTACGGCCCATTAAAAAATGTACGTCATGGATGCCCAAGCGATCGACGTCGATCTGAACGCGCATGCCCGGCGTCCAGAGTTTGCCGAACTCGGTATAATGCCCTTGCACCACAACGCGTAGCGCATAACCTTCCAGCCGACCATCGGCCAATAATTTTCGGGCTTGGGACAATGCCATGCCACGGTCTTGCGCCTCGCTATCGAGCATGATTTTAGGGCGCCATAGCCCTAAACTGGCATCGGTCGCTTTGCCTAAGATCGAGGGTTCGCCGTCCTCGGTTTCAGTCCCATGTGATTGGCCGAGGATGACGACTTCGCTATAGCGACCATTGATCGTGCGTGATCGATTGATCGATTCGATATTGCCGCCGCTGCCGTCGGTATTGAGATACACATGCGCCGCAATCGGCTGGCTGTAATCGGCACCGCCGACGACCAACGTGCCGTCAGGCTCCAACCACGGGAACAAACCGTTTGCTTCGGCGGCTCGCTCCAGCATGTCCCATGCGGTTTCGCCCGGCTCGACCGCCACGCGCTCGAACTTCTTTTTGTTAGCGATCCGCACTTTGGTAATGCCAAACGGCGCCGCAACTTTAGCGGCCACCTCGTCCAGCGCAATTTGCCGGGATGAAAAAATCGGCGCCGAGCAATCGACCATCTGGCCCACTTTGTCGCGGCCGCGGATGGCCAGCGGCGTATCGGTGCGGGTAATGCCATCGTCCACATCATCGACAAACCCGGTCATCACCGTCTGCCCGTCAATTTGCACCAACACAGCGGCGCCTTCGCGCAAATAATCCGGCAATGGCGCCCGGTTCTGGCTGAGGCTGACGTCGAACGCATCGGCGGCAATCATTAAGTTGCTATCGATGCTGTAGCGTTCCCAGTTGCTGTGTGCCTGGCCGTTAATTAACAGAGTGACGGTGCTACTGGGCATAGGCCAACAACGCTTGGTGCGCGGTTGAAAAATTAGGGTTGCGCAGGCCATTCAACCTTTGCAATTCGAGGGCGCGGGTGTGGTCGCCGTACCAATGGTGTGCCAGTAACCGTAACGGCATCTCCGCATCAACCGCACGGCGTATCAACGGCGGCCGCAACACAACCAACGCTTCGGCGGCTTCTTGCAGCGCCAATGCCGTATCTTTTAACGGCTCAATGATCGCGCGGGCATGGTCGGCATCGTGTAGCACCCTGGCTAAATGGATGACGACATCGATCTCAGTGCGCGCAAAATTGACAATGCTCTCGACATCGGCCGGGCTTAAAGTATCTTCCGGACGTAGACTCGATGCACCGCTGCTCGTCATGTCGCTAGCTGCCAAATACAGCGCTTCGGCGGCCGCGTCGGCAATGGTAGCCACGCGCTCGACGCAAATGTGCAAATCGACCGCATACACGGCTTGGGTTTGAGTCGGTTGCAAATAGTCGATATGAGGCGCCGGTTGCGACGGATCGGTACTGGCTATCGCGGCGGCCGGTACCGCGTGACCGGCAGTGTCATAACTCACCACCGTACTGCCGGCCGAACCGATTGTCTGAGTCAAACGGCTCACGGCGCTACGATAATTGCCCAACACCGTAGACGACGTAAAACCGCCCAAATTGGCGACACCGCTGGCCAAACTGGAAATATCGCTAATCAAGCTCGCGGGATAATTAATGACATCGAGGCCGGCGGTCACAATACTGCCGGCCAGTGCCTTGAGTCGGAACAATGGCCCCAGCAGCGCTTGCCGTAGCGCCGCCAATTGTGACAGCGGATTAAGTTGACGCACTTTAGCGATGAGATTGCTCAACATCGAACCGGATGCCGTGCGGGCGGCTTGCGCCCGTTGGCTGATCGCCTCGGCTTTTTGCTGAGGCGTACGCTGCTGGAATAACGGCTGGTTGACTTGCGACTCAATTAGCTCGAACGAGACCGTAGCCTGATCCGGATTTTCGGCATCGTGTTTAACGCTACTGCGTTGTACCAGGGCGTGCGGCCAAGTACCGAATACCGGATGCACAAACTCGCCTGGACCAGGCTTAGCTAACGCCTTTAAAAAGCGTTGTAGCCTCGGCTCGTAATCGTCGCCCGCGCCTTGCGTCCAGAAAAAAGCGGTGATTGAAGCCGTGCGTGGATTGCGGCCCATGTGCTCGATTTCGGCACCGGCTTGATACGGGAATTTATGTTGCGCCAAATCATGGTCGAAAGCATCGTCGATTGCTATGGCATCGAACTTAATGCCACGCCACTTGGCGTCAAGCAGGTCAAATTCCCACGCCATCAGTTACGCCTCGATTGTTGGGCATTAGAGGTATTGACCGAGGCGGCGATTTGTTGGCCGTCTAATGCCACGCTGACTTGAACTGGACGTTGACTAATGGCATCCAGATTATTAACAAACTCGCGCAAGGCGGCGATATTCTTTTCGTCGCCGCCTTTAACGGTATTAATAAAATCGGCCAAATCGAGGCCCAGCTTTGAAAATAGCATTGAACCCGCAAACTCCATTGGACTTTGACCGGGCTTATTCAATGCTGCTGGTGGCGCAATATAATCCAACGCACTAAACAATGCAGCACCCGCCCCGGCGCTTTTTAACAGCGATAAAGCGCCGCTTCCCTGTGCAGCGGCCGGAAGCGTTGTGGATTGACCTAAATTCGCCCAAGATACCTGGCCGGCAGGCTTGGCCGGTCCGGACACGAATTTTCTGGCCGATTCTAATAATTTACTCCCAACTCCAGCCGCACCGCCAGCGGTCAAGGCCTTACCGCCGCCCAGCACGGCCCCCGTCACACCCACCGCACCAATTGTCCCTAACACCGTTGCCGCACCGTAAGCAGCTGCTGCCAAGTCGCCATGTGCAGCAGCCAGTACATGAGATTTATCAAGCAATGTATCTAGCGGCCCTTTAATGGCCGCCAACGCATCATTAGCGGCTTTGGCTACATCATTTGATAATGCTTCCACTTTTGAGCCAGTTGTATTGAGCATGACGCTATGTGACGTATCCAATTCAGCGCCCGCTTCGGATTTCACGGCCTCTTTGACAGCCTCGTATTTCGGACGCTGTTGAATCATGGCAAGCAATTGCATTAATGCCTGCCGATCTTGTACCGATTTACCCAAGCCTTTCTGCATTAATATATCGGCCATCGCCTCGTAAGCAGCCTTTTGCTCTCCAGGCGGCGCTTTATCGGCCTTAGCACGTATACTGGCAAACTTTTTATCCTTGCCGGCAACTCTTTCGGTCAACGCTACAAACGCTTCCAAAGGATTGCCTCCTTTGCTGCGCGCTTGGGCCAAAGATCCCGATAAATCAATGCCCTGTTTTTTAAAATCATTGGCCGTATCCTGACTGTTCATCTTCGCCAGTAAATTGACCAAGTTATTACCGGCTTCGTCTGGGGTTCCCGCTACAATTCGGCCTGCCTGGTTAGCGGCCAATAGTGATTCAAACCCGGCCATGCCTTTCATGCCGTTGGCCGCCGCCAAAGTCATTTGTTGAGGCAACCATTTAGCCATGTCTTTCAACTCAAAGCCGCCTTCCTGTCCGGCTTTGATCGCTTTTGAAATTAAGGCCGGCATCTGGGCATCACCGATACCCATAGTTTGTTTGGCTGAAATCAGAATTTGAGCAATGTCTTTGCCGTCGGCCAATGAGGCCGTTTGTGCTTTTTGCACCGTAGGCAGCATACCTAAAGCATTTTGCACAGCATCTTTACCGTTTCCGAATGCACCGGAACCGACTAGCGAATTCAGGTTTTCAATCGCGGATTCTTGCGCACCTCCGTTCTCCCTAATCGCTTTTTGAATGGCAGCATCCAACGTTTTTTGAGAGAAAATTCGACCCGCTTTATCAAGTCCGGAACTCGCGGTATTAGATAAAGCCGCCACTTGTGTTTCATATTTGATCGGCCGCTTGGATGCCGCTGCCATCACATAACCGCCAGCAGCCACTTGCGTCCCGGCACGGGCAATGCCGTTGATGGTGTCCAATGTGGCCGCAGCAACACTGCGCACGTTTTTCAGCGATGTCGCCAACTTGTCGATGGCGGACGTATGCGGTTTATTGGCGGCGGCCGCAAGATGCGTTAATGAGGTTGTCGCTTGGCTGCCGGATTGATCCACAATCCTTGCCGCGCGGGCTACTTGCTCAAGAGCGGATGGCTTGGCCTGCATGGCTGCACCGGCAGCCTTTTTTAACGCCGACTCCGCTTGTTTACCGCCATCCGTGATATTTTTCAGCGCGCGCGTCAGCCCGTTGGACATCGTGTCCTTGAGCGACAATAGCAAACTGAGTTTCATATCTCTAGACATTGGGTTTTACTCTGCGTTTACACTTAAACCGGTGTTTGTCATGTTGGCGGGCCTGCGGCACCTGCTTGGCGGGCGTCAATAACGACGCGGCCACAGCTTCCGTTAGCGTTTCTGGGTGATCGATGCCTAACTGTCTGAGGACGGCAATGATGTTGTAGTAGGGCTTAAGCCGCTCAGCGCGGCTTTGCGCTTTTTTGCGATGTCGTCCTGCGCGGCAATAATCGCATCGCCATCCTCATCAGCCAGGGTTAACAGCATCTCTCCCGTCACCACCAAATCGGGCACACCGATAAACTGCATTTGCTCGGCGGCCTTATAAAAGCGGAGCATCAAATTGTTTTGCACAGCAGCTCCATCAACTTCAACTCCGTCAACCTCTTCCTCGACTGTAGGGGCTTTGCTAATCGCTACAATAGAATCGCCCACTGTCGCCGGCCGCATCACAAATCGTGTCAGCACTTGCCCGTTATGCTCCAATCCAACGGCTAAACTCTGTTCAATATTCATTACTCATCCACCTTGCGTGCTGCAATTAATTTAACGTCTTGTACCGCTTCGTTTTCTACGGTGTACTTGCGGCCAACAGACTCAGTAAAACAATCCAAATAACTGGTTCTTTTACCTCCAGGATTGGGCGGATAAATGGTCAATTTAGCGCCTTCAATCCCGGCCCAGTCGATGTCACCGGTTACCGGTATCACGGCGGTCACCGACACCTCATATTCGGTTATGCCGCGCGAAAAACCTTTCACGCGTAGTGACCGGTTCATCGTTTTCACCGCTTTGCGCCCCGTTTTTTCATCGACGTTGAACGATACAATCTCGATCTCTTGGCTATCGACTTCCAGGATGACGACCCCGGTATATTCTTCTAACATCGCTCGCTCCCTTACAGAATCAAATCGATAATGCCTGCAAACACATGCAGACCGTTGACCACATCAACCGGAATACGGATATTCAGGCGGTTGGCATCCTGCAAATCGTCTTCAATCACAATAAATGCCAAGTATTCCAGCACGTTCTCTACAATCTCCAGCTCTTCCAATTTCAACAGCACATCAATGATTTCAGATCGAACTTTGGCTTTAGTTCGTGTAGTCTTTTTATCGCGCGGAAAACGCAACGCCAAGCGCTCCCTGACGGCTTTACGAACAAAATTCAGCGTGCGGATAGTCGTTAAATCCAACAACGCAGGATCGGGAATGCCGGCTTGATTTTGCGTGTAACTGGTAATCGCCCGCTCAATTTGCAATTTATTGCCGGGGCCGACCACCAGCGGCGTTACCCCATTGTGCAACGCCGTTTCTATTTCCATCCGCCCCAGCCGATTGGGAAGCGGCGATATCGGCATCCCGGTCAGTGTCAGGGTGTTCAGTGGTCGTGCCGGATCTTCCTCAAATGCGATGACCGCACCGTAAGCCGCCGCCACTTCGCAGGCCATGGCCGGTACATTAGGAGCAAGTGCCGGACTGATAAACCCGGAATTAAGCGCAGTCGCTAATGTGGTCGCCTGCGACAAGGTAGTGGCCACAGCCGTCACGCCAATACAACTACGCTGCTCAATCGCGCTATTGACCGATTCGAGGTGCGTGCGGATGGCAGTTAAGGTATCGGCATCATTCCAGGCGCTGACGATAATGTCATGACCAGCGCCGAATACTGTCGCCAGCGCATTGGTTAGCGAGGGCTCGGTTTGACCGGTTGCGGTACTGGCCAGTGCTGATGTCACGCCACTGGCAGTAGACGATGCAGCAACCTGAATACCCTGGCCTTGACCGCCTTTGTTTTTGGCCGTCAACGTCAGCACGCCCGCAGCAGCACTCACAGTCATTGGCAAATCTAATTGGAACTGGGCTTGAGCTGCCACAGTATCAGCAATTGCAGACGCCGTATCGCCGCTGGATACGGCCACTTGCACCGACTGGTTGGCAATGCTCAAAGTGTACACGCCGGTGCCGGTCGCAGGGCCGGTCAACGTGACGGTTTTAACCGCCGCCACGCCTGCCAGAGCATCGTCCACGGCGATGACATCCAAATATAAATAACGGTTGGCCAGCAAGGCAGCCTTGACCATGAGATGCGCCTGGCTACCCGCCCCGAACAGTATCCCCGCCTCATCGCTGGAGTACACTGACACCGGCGAATTGGCCGGCCAAGTACCTGCTGCCGTTTTTTGCGCGATGATCAGCGTGCGCTGTAAGTTGGTGGTTAGCGTGCGAACCGCCAACCGCAGGTTAAACTCAAAGTAAACGCCGGGTTTGCGGGTGCTTCCAGGTATCGTTTCAGGGGATACATGTAAACTAGACATTGCTCATCTCTTTTTTGGTAGGCACTGGCTTAACGACCAGCAAATCGCCGTCGGTAATCCGGCGGGTGTAATACGCGGTTTCTTCAACCGCAACGGCCTCGGCCTCTATGTACGATTTCGGCTTGCCTTCGATCGGCACCCGTAAGCCGGGCGCAGCTTTTACGGTGATCATATTGATGTCTCCAGTGTGATTAGATCGGATGCGGCGGGGGTGCCGTCGCGCGGTGGGGTGTCGTAATCAATGCCAATCCGCAGTAAATCAGGCGCATCAGGTTCCGACTTGGCAATGTAATATTTAGTGGTGAGTTCCACGGCATAACACACCATGCAATTGCCTTTGATGGTAGTGTTAAACAATACTTTGATGCCGCCAGGGTTGAGGGTATCGATTCCCGGCCCCAGATCGTGCGCTAAGAACAATTGGCGTGTATCGCTGATCATTTGATAGGCGCCAACGTCAAACGCATTGCCTTTCCTGCCATCCAGTTCGCCGCGAGCATTACGCGTTGCGGCGAAAACTGAAAACGTCGCCGAAACCAGCCAACGTTTGCGCTGGGTGTCGTAACTGATCGGTTTACCCTCGCCTTTAAAGGTTACCCATACCGCCGGAAATCGGGGCAGAATTCGCGCGATGGCATCGGCGTCTCCGGACAATTCGCCGCCATAGCTGGCGACGGTTTTAATTAGATAGCCGAAATCGTGCGCTTTGATCAGCGCCAACATGGCATCTTCGATTTGGGCGGGATAATTTGTAGGATAATTTGTACTCATGGCGCCAGTGTATCGGGCCATGAAGACAGGTGAGATTAAAGCGATTTAAGATTAACGAGAGGAGGGTAAAGTGGCGTTAGGCGTCGTATTTTAATTTTCGGTAAGACGTTTAAATATTTTTAGAGCTTCCACTGCTATTCGTCCATTTTTTTGCCATTGCGCCGCCTTATGTTCAAGCCAACGATAGCAAAGCCGATCAATTTCTTCCCAATCGTCATTTGCACGATTTACACCTTCAATAAATTCTTTTGTTGTCATTGTTAATCCTCACACGGCGTTAGGCTCTTAGATTCTCCTACTTTAGTGCGGTAGCCCACGATCACTGAGTAAATCGAATAGCGCCGCTCCAATACCAGCACAGTCAACAACGATTAGGTGCAACCAAGCCAGCAGCGTGAAATGCTGATTCTATTGATGTTGCCAGTTGATCTATTTTTCCATCATCGCGCCCAATATCAATTAACCATTCAATATTCATATAATTACCATTATTGCTTGCTCAGTTTTCGCAAGTCCAAGCCTAACTTGTAGTTCCAGCGGAACCGCGCCCGCTTGTTAATAATCCTTGAGATTACCAAATACCGGGAGGAGTGAGATAAATGCGAGACTATCAGTAGCCGCTGGTGCGGTTCCTGCCGAGTCAGGCTCCAATTTAATCTTACCTTCCGCAACTTTCTCTAAATAGCGGATGGCTTTTTTGTACCGGGTATCAACCACGTCCGGGATTTGATTTTTATACAAATAGAATCTGACCAGATCGCAGGCCATCAATTCAAAATTGCCCGGCACGTTGGCCAAAGGCAGCGTGTATGCGACTAGATAACTATTGATTTCCGCATCGGCATCCGCTATAGCCCGGTTGGCGACAACCGCATCAATCTCGCCCACGTTGGATTCATCGGTCAATTGCATTAACTCTGATTCATCGAATCGGTCCTTCAGGTTTTGTAGCGTACAGTAAGCCATGCGCAATTCCAATTATGTTTATAAATGCACCAGGGCGTTCAAGCAGCCTGGTGCATTTAGATCAAGATTTACTACTTCTTGCCGGATTTTTTAGACGCGGGATCGGAAGCCGCCTCCGTTGACTGTCCGGTTGGTGCCTCAACCAGTTCAGACGTATTGCTGGCTTGCTCAAGCGTATTCAACGCTCCCTGAGATTCCGGCATATTCGAGGAATCGCTTTGGTCTTGACCATCTTCCGGCTTCTCCAACTCTTTAGCAGAACCGGACGCAGCTTCCTTCGGATGTTCGGCTGACACGCTAGCCGGAGCAGGCGCATTGCCTGTTTGTTTCGGCATATTAGACACATCACTTTGATGTTGATCGTCTTCCGCTTCTTTCTGTTCTCCCAGCCATTCGGTTAACCTGATGACGCCTTGATCAATTAACGCGCTTGCGTCATCTTCATCCAGTTCTTTAAGTTCTATTCTGTCGCCAGGCTCCAGATATTCATTGTCATGTTTGATCGGCTCAAGAATTTCATAGCCTTTCACTATAGATATTAACGAAGTCATATTACGCTACAGCCTCACTGATCAAATAGCCCGCTTCGGCACCTGAAATAACTGGGGTAACCTCATCAATGACGGGGTAAATCCAACTACGGGTGTTTTTTTCATAATAGGGTTGATCCACTAACGGGTAGTTTTTCAACCTATAGGTATAGCCGTAACTTGGCGTCCCTCTTGCCGCTAATGAAGCAGTACGAGTATAAGCAATCACTACTGACTTACCCCAAACATCTGATGGCGTATCGGAGTTATCCAGTGCGATCGCATCACCAACATGGAATGATTCCACATCAAAAATATCCGCCATTTGTTGCTTGGTCAATTTTGCCTGCCCAGTTTCGCCAGATATTGAAACCACACCAGCCAGTATTGCAGCATTGACTAACTTTGGATGACGTCTTAGAACTTTCCAGACTTTAGGTCCAACAACCATCGTATTCGGGCGCATGCCAGTAACGGCACGTATTGTCTCGATTGCCACATCGACGTCGCCAATCGGATCGGAATTAGCGTAATCGCTCCATTTACTTGTACCCGATAGCGTTACTTTGTTGCTGGCGCTATAGTTTGCTGCGGTCGTAGCGAGTGTTGCTTGGGAAATTTCCAAACGCAAAAGGATAATATCTTGTGTCGTCAGGATGGTCGTTGAGCTCATCTCGACGCCCGGTACTACGGCCGCTTCTTCTTCGATTTCGATTGGCAGCTGTCCCTCAAGCGCATGTTGGGTCAACGCAAACGGAGCCCCGGAATAACCGACGTTGACTCGTCTAATGTTACTGCCGGGCGAGCGTACCAAATTATATTGGCGCCATGCACTCTTATCGAACGTGATGATTTTTCCGCCGCGAGCGCCGACCGATACAGGGGGAAATAGCGCCATGCCGATGTAACTATCGTTGCGGTAGCCTCGTGCAACGGTGGTCAATACGGGGTCTACGACGCGGGCCGCGCCAGTGGTCATTTGTGTCATGGATAGCTCCTAATTTTGAATCAAAATGATTTCGACGAATTGACCTGCTGCCGTGGCCACTTCGCCCGGCGCCAAGCGCGCTAACGTCACGCCGGCTGCTTTGGTTACAGCGCGGCCAGATGCGTCGGCTTCGATCAAGGCATTGGCGGCGATCGCCGCGCCGGTTTCGACAACGGCGGTGCCGATCACATCAACGGGTATATGTTCGCCGGATACGCCAGCTGTTCTGCCTACGCCCAAGGCATTGCCGGCCGCGCCGGTCTGGGTGCCGTCACCGGCAACAAACCGATTGGCAACGACAGTGCCGGTCAGGGCCAGGGTCAGCGTTAATAACGGGATAGCTTGTCTTGACATGTCGGTTCCTATTTACGTTTGGATACCGCGCTCAGCGCGGACTGATAATCGACGTTGTGGGTACTCGCGTAGGCAGTAGCGTCGTTGTGTAACTTCAGTTGTACCGTATCGACGACTACACCTTCAGGAGCCGCGAAATCGACGGTCTGATTGTCATCGTTGTCGGCACCGATTTCGCCGAACTCGACAATCTTTGGTGCTTTAGCCAGCCAGTCATTTTTGACGGCATCGAACAACGGCTTTTTGCCGTCGCCTTCGCCGAACTCAACGACCTGTTCTTGACCGGCCATGAAATCCAGCGTGGCCACGACCAATCCCTTTTGGAAAGGCAGCAGACGTTGTTCTTTAATCAGGTTCTCGGCAAAATTGAGGTGGGCGGTATGTAGGGCGGTTTGCTTATCGCGCTTTTGCGTTTCGGCAAAGTTAGCGCTATCTTGTTTGAGCCGTGCGTTTTCGGCCTCCAGCTCGGCGATACGTTGTGCAGTCATAGGATCTCCTTCGGAAAATGCGGGTTGCGGGGTAGCGTCATCCTGTTCGGCGGCTTCCTCCATCAATTCTTGTTGAGCGGATTGTTCGAGTTGCTGCACGGCGTATTGCGGTACAACCTTGTCGGCCTCATCCTGGCCGTATTTGCCGACAAAATATTCTCGGATATTGCGCCACAGGCTAGCGTTTTGAACATCGTCCCATTCGGCGAACTCGACGATGCCATCGTCCCATTCGGCGAACTCAGCTTGTTTTAAGCCTTTGATCGCCGGTGGTTGAGCACCCAAGAAGCCGACATGGCGCAAGTAATACACGCCTGGGACCGGGTTGCTTGGCGAGTCCGGCATATAGAAACTGGCGGATACTTTTTTGAAGCGGCCGGCTTTGAACAGTTCGGCGAATTCGGCATCGACTTGATCCGGCTCGATATGCAGACCGGTTTCAGAAAATAGCAAGGATTTAACCCACCCGTAGGCCGGTGCGTCGGCCTTAGGATGACCTACGACCATCGGGGCTTCATGCACCGCCGGATTGTAGGCCGCTGCCGAGGCAGCCAAGTCGTTTTCGGTAAAATCCAGCACGGCGCCACTCATTGCAGCGTGCGTACCGGGTTTAAAAATGTGGATGGATTTATGTGTGTTCATGGCCGTATTGTGATCGGCCATGAGCAAGGGGGGGATTAAAGGCGTTTAAAACGATGGTACCTACACGGCTATATCGCGTTATGTGTCGTCATCAAGCTGTTCTCCACGGGTGATTTTATCGATAGCTTTTCCTGGCTCTTCTTCCGCCATAATAGCCCGCACTTCGTCTTCATCTTCAGCGTAGACCGTCGCCGTCCAGCTCGCGCACGAAATCCGCGTTTAGTCTCGCTAAACTTCACTTCCCATTCGTACATTCAGAGTCTCCCGCCGCATAACACGGCACTCAGGGCGACGCCGGTTAAGCATCGCGGTATTTATTAAAGTTCGTCGGCGGCGCGCCTTGCGGGAATGTGCTGTAAAGAAAAGCTCACTATTTTTTTAGATCCCCCGTTTATTTCTATTTCATCAGGAAAAAGAATGAATCCTCGTTGAAGCTCGCAGGCTGCTTCGGCCATGTAAGCTAATTGAGGTTCACACAGAGATATTTCACCGATTTTTTCCCCATTATTTATTATTGGTATTTTCATTCAATCACCTATAAGCATAACGAGTCGGTCAAGGCGACCCGCCGACCGTCAAGCGTTTTAATGTTGTGGTTGGTTAAAGCTCAGTGCTTCGTTCTAGTTCATGCCCCGGCGGTCTCCTTACCGTGGCGTTAGCCATAAATTCTAGTTAGTGAGGTAATTACCCATTTCAATCCAGTATCTCCAGACCCATAGGTTTCGTCGGCAATCCGGCGTATATCGTCTAAGTGATTGCCGTTACTGATCGGATATTTTGATTTATAAATAAAATCATATTTAATTTGGTTTTCGCGTCTTTCTACGCACACATGGTATGTAATAATGTCTACCTGTTCATTCAACGCAGACCCGCCGCGCTTATCTTCGTTTAAGTTTTCTTCACTGTTCATAATTTTCTCGGTTTCAAAATTACATTGCCACATATTGCATCTCCAGTAATGTAATACCGTTTATAAACGATTTATAAACGCGCTGATTGCCTTTTTCCGCTCTCATTACGGCAACGATAGCGCCTCAAGGGTTTTTTAAGCCTAAAATCGATCAGCTTGCCGCTGACAATCCGGCAAACAAATCACCGGTGCTATTTTGGCGCTTGCTCCTCATAGCCTCAGTAATGCGCACTGAAACGCCAGGGTAATGTTGGCATAAGTGCATGGCGATATCGCTTGCCAGTGTTTTTGCTTCGGCCTCGGTTATGCCGGCCCGTTGTAGCTCGGCCGGTAAATAGTCTTCCAGCACTGCCAACGTAAGCGGCCGGTTGTCCTCATTTTCAAAGTCCTCCGGAAAAAGGTCATCTTGGTGTTTGCGCATATGTCTGCGGCGCATGATGTTCACAATGTTGTAAATATGTTGCAGACTCAGCCGATGACGTATTGCCAAATCGATGTGATTACGGCCCTTAAATTCCTGCCAAATTACTTCATAGTGTTCGTCCAATGCCGCCAGCGCCGCGATGTCTCTAGTCGGCACGTACATCGATTGCCCTTTGAAATTAAGAAACAGACAATCAAACAGCGCTTTGGAACAAGCCAGCGCGATACGTTCCGGGTAAGCCTCGCTCACTTTACGGTAAGTGAGGCTCTCCAGATCGCCTATAATATCGTTGGCAGTGATCATGTCAGGCGGCCTTTTTCTTGATCCGTTGTAGCCATTGTTTCAACTGCTCGATCAACCGGCTGGCCTGGGCACTACTTAGCCATTGCAACGCCTCGATGCCGTCGGATGATTTGGTTTGACCGGCGATCCAGCGCGCCAGGGCGCGTTCGCTTGAATGGCGAACGCCACCTACCGCGTGCAATTCGAGCCACAATGCGCGGATCATTTTGCTTTGAGCATCGTCGGCCAACGCTCGGCTTTTCGGATTCCCCGCCTTATTACCGTTTGCATGGCGCACTTTGAACCCAGATTGTTTCATCGCTTCCAGAGCGTTGAGCAATTGTTTGTCGCTCAACGTCGTGGCCGAGTAACGGCCGTCTTTCAACGTCGCTCCCTGCATCGGCAACCAGATGCCGTAGTAAAATTCGTCATCCCAATTCAGTTCAGTCTTACCGACGGCCAGCAGGGTGTAATATGTTTTTCTGTTGATTTTTCCGGTATTAGCTCGCATCTATCGCCTCGGCCGTCAAAAAATCAAACGTAAACCCATCCGGGAATTCAACGGACGACATCGATAATGGGATCGCTACCTTCTCGTTTGCCTCGTTCATAAAATACGCGTCTATAAACCAACAACTACGCATCGGCTTGTAGGCTTGCAAGATAGTGTTAACGCCATCGGTAAAATTGACGTCATGATAATCATCGGTCATTTTTTGCAGTTCCAAGACCCGGCTCGCGCGTAAATTACCCTTTGCGTCTTTTTTCAGCAGTCTAAAAACGGTTTTCACCAGCTTGGCTGAATTAGGGTCTTGCGCCAATGAATCCAGATAATCCGTTACTTTTTTAATGCCCGCTGATACGGTGTCGTCCCAGCCGTCATTGACTCGGTAGCCGATTGTGATGCCGTATTTTTCGGTCGAAAAGGTATGGCTTTGTTGGTTGTCGGTGACACCGAAAACCTCCGCTTTCATCTTCAGCAAGTCTTTAAAATAGGCAAACGTTTCCGATTTAATCGCGCTCAAGCTATCCGATACAGTCATCAATTTAGCGACCGCATCGGGGACGGTCGTTTGTACCAAGTCTTTGTAGGCTTTGCGGTCCTGTACGGACTTATTGCGTTTAACGCGCAATAAATCTTCAAGCTGCTGCTCAGTTAATTCATTCGGGTTTATCAGGGTATCAGTGGTCATTTTGTTGTACCGGTTGTTTAAAAATGGATCATTGCCGACAGCGCAGCCAGCACTACCAACAACATCATAATGCTGTCCATTACCGCACCGCCCGGCGATGCCCCGGCCAGCGGATAATATTTGATGACGGTGCTCGCATCGGCTTATGCCAGACGATCTTGATTCCATCCATTACAGCCGCATAGGATTTGTACATCCGCCCGTCTGCCCATCCTTGCCCGGTATAGGCCGACTTCAGTAACCGAGTCGCTGCCGTCGGCTGCACCGTGATTGATGGCGATCGTCCTATCCGGTAACCGATAATGATCAGCCCCAAATAAGCCAGCTTGTTGGATACTTGCCGAATCAGCTCAGCGGATTCAGTCATTACAACAGGCTTAAGCAGCTCGTAACTTTTCATAAACCGAACTCCTTTAGCATTTTCGGCAATTCTTTACGTGTCTGTTTATGTGCGCGTATAGCCCTAATGCGCCGGGCTAATCTGTTCCGGTACCGGCGATGCTTTTTTAGTTGGCTAATGCGCTTATGGAGTGATAGTTTCATGGCTATCTCCAGTTGAAAGGACTGGCAGGAAAATGCAAGCCACTATGCGGTAAGTAGTATTTCATCCAGCCAAACCGGCGCAGCCTGGTTCCACGCTCAAGCGATAATTGCTTTAAAAACCGCTTACCCAGCCCCCGGTAAAATTGCTTATTTGCAGGCAGTTTCAACTTAGGACGGGTCAGAAATTTCGCCTGAATATGAGTCAATCTCGTCATCTTATTGTCCTCCACGTAAACTGTGGCGCTTGCGCCTCACGCTTTATTTTTAACCTTGCCGAAAATAGCCGTCCTAGCTGATAGCAAAAGTGATGGTTAACTGGATGCTGTATTCGACTGCGAACCCGTGCGCGAAATTTATATTTATCGGTCAATTGGAAGTCGCGCATCATCACGCCTCCTTTATCAAATCGCCGCTAATCTTGGCAAAGCCCAACTGGGCGGCCTGATTCATCGCGGCAGTCACTAAATTGTTCACCATCAGCGGGTACATCAGGCTGACGATCTCGCGGGTTTTACTGCTCGATTTGGAAAAGATCAGCCGGCCGCGGATGGCGTCCATGGCATCGCCTTCGAAAATATCGTCGATCTTGACGCCGACCCGGTCGAACTTAAAGCGCAGATAACCCTCCAGGTGCGCGTCCAGCGGCGGTAGCTCGACCAGTTCGCAACGTTGCACTACTTCACGCACGTCGGGGGAGGATTCGCTCAGTTTGATTTTCAGTTCGGTCTGGCCGATCAAGATGATCGATATCAAAGGTTTCATTCCGTCTTTCAGTTCGAAAAAGCGCTTTAAGTGTTTGAGCGTCTGCTTGTGCAAGCCGTGCGCCTCTTCGATAACCAGCACGTGGCTATTGCCGCCGCGGCGGCTATCTTTTAGCAGCTTGTGCAGCTGAGCGGCCTTGGCCTCCAACGTGACTTTCGGATGCTCAAGCGGCGAGATAGCCCGAATCATGGCGTCGGCGATAGACGCGGCTTTCAGCGGCTTGCCTTTTTGGTCGCTGTCTTCCATGCCCAGCACGTAGGGACTCATTACTACAATCGGCGCATTCTCGCGGATGATGCGTTCTTCCAAGTCTTCGCGCAGTGTGGATTTACCGGCACCGGATTCACCGACAATCGCCAGAAAGCCGCCGAATTTGGCAGTGCTCCACAGGTGTTCGCGCACCGCTCGGGCGGCTGGCGTCATGTACAGATCGCCGGGCTCCTGAATGTCGTCTAAAAACGGATCGCGGAATATGCCAAAAGCTTTTTTTGCTTGTGGTTTTAGGGTTTGTTTTCGTAGTAACATGTCTTGGACCTCCTCGGTCAATGGTTGCTGCTCTTTTCCGGCAGTGATTTCAATTTCCGTCCCGGCTGTTGGCGCAGCCGGGACGGGCTCAAATAGCAGTGAATCGACTGTTTCCACACCCAGCGTTGTTAACGTCTTGGTGATCGATGTTTTCAATTCATCCGGCGTCGGCGTGCTTGGCCAAATCTCCTTATTCAGCAATTGCGCCATCGTTGCCGGGCTGATACCGGCCTGGCGAGCTAGATACGCCTGCTTGATGCCGTGTTGTTGCAGGAAACGTTTTAATAACAGCATGTTAGTGCTGGGTAGTTGATTGTGCAGTTGTAGCAGTCGATCTTGACGATAGACTAGCCGTGTGGATGATCTTGATATAAACCTCAACAAGAGCAGCAAGCCGATTAGCCGGGGTATCCGCGTTAGGGTCTTCATTAACTTTTACGGGTTTTAGCACCTGCACATTAACGCCGGAGGGGTATAAGTCTGTATCTTCAATGGTGATTATTGTTTTAGCCATTTTGGTCATCTCTCTTGGTTGGGGGGCTATTTGATTACAGCGGCAAGCCGGATGGCTTCGACCTGTTCAAAAACTAAGTTGTCACCTTCAAAAGCTAATTCGTCAGCAGACTGATAGCCAAATTCATCAACAAACGTTGAAAATGTCGATCCGCGGTTATTCGCCTGGAGCCACGCCTCATATTTTGCCGCCGTCTCCAGGGCAAACAGTCGTTGTCTTTTTATCGTTTTTCTGTAGGTTTCCTCTTGTCTGCGCTGTAGGATTGCTTTTTTTTCATCCTCTGTAACATCAAAAGCAGATTTGCTTAATGCGGTGATAGGAGGATCGACTAAGAACGTCTCGCCGGTTCTGAGCATGACTAAATAGTTGCGATCGGACTGGTAATAAATCTTGGTCCTAATGAATTGCCGCAATTTATCGACATCAATAATTTGGCCTACCTCAGATGAGGGTCTAAACCAATCGACCAATAGAAAATTGGTTTGATGCCCGTCTGGCATACAAAAATCAGCAGATACGGTTTCAGGGAGCTGGAATACGCGCAGTAAATTGTCGGTTTCATCGAATACTAATTGGGTTGTATTTGTACTCATCTTTATCTCTCTTGGTTTGGGTTGTTATTAATCTTTAAACGGTGATTCGCCGTAGCCGATCAGCCAATAAATGGCCGCTTGCACACCATCCTCATATGTCAGCGCCGGGTAAGCGCTGCTATCTGTGATCTGGCGCGCCAGGCATACGGCTAGTGCCTGATTGATTTCCCGCTCCGTTGGCTTTTTATCTACTTCGTCCACTACACCGCCTTTAACTTGGCTTTACCGCCGGCCGATCTACCCGCCGCCAGATCGACCAAGACCTGTTCTAAATCTTCCTCCGTGGCCCCCTCAGGAAACAGTGCCCGCACATCCGCCAGCAGCTCCGGCCGATACTCGCTACCCAAGCGCCCCAGCAGCCATTTCCCCGCTTGCACCGCATTCAACCGCAGCCGCTCAACAGTCGGAGCCGACAACTCCCGTTTGGTCTCCCGATTGGGAAAATAAGCCGGATGATTGTATTCATTCATTTCCTTATATGGATCGATACTGCCGCCGAATGGCGCTACCTTGGCTTTGCGGTTAGCCGCCGCTTCGGCGTCGGTTGATGCATTCATCGCCAAACGCTCCAGCGCCTTGCGTGTCGTTTGCGCAGGAGTATCCGCATGACGGCTATGGGTTTCGCCGATGATGGCTCCATCGGTATACCAGCCCCAATCCGCATCTTTTGCCTTAACCGGCAACTGATGAAACACATCACGCCCGTCAGCATCAACCAGTACCGCTTGCGCCATATCGGCGCTAAACGCACAGCGGCATACATGCAGCTTTTCGCCGACCATGACCCCCGGTACTTTTGAGACGTCGTAATTCTCGCCTTTAAAATCAACGGTTAAATACGGTGTCACCTTGCACGCCTTGGGCTCTTCGCGTGCCAGCAACAGCAACTGCTCAGTAGTCAGGTCGGTGGTCATCAGCTGATCCGGCTTGATCATCTGCCAAGCGGCATAGCGGGTTTTACCGTGGCGGCTATGGATTTTGCTGCCGTTAAACCAGTGCATCCAGCGCTGTCCCAGCAGGTTAAGTTGCTCGACGCTACGGATATCAACGGCCATCTTCAAACCGCTTTCCAGCCCCAACTCGGTCACATCGTGCATTTTTTCAACTTGGCCTTTAGCACGGGCGCGTTGAGCAAATTCCAGTTTGATCCCCAATGCCTTGCACAGGTTGCGAAAGGTGGCGCTACGGTTGGCGCTGCCCCGGTCCAGCATGATAATCACCGGAAGGCCGTAAAACGGGTATTGCCCACGTTGCTGGATTGCCAGAATCAGCAACATACAGAGGCTTTCGGTGCTCTCGCCGCCGAAGGCGTAATAAACAAATACCGCGCAACTGGCGTGATCGGTAATCAAGTAACGCTGTACCAAGCGATGCTCAATCTTGGCAAAATGAGATAGCTTGTTTTTGTAGCGCTCGGTGGTGCCTACTTCTTCAATCCGCGTACCGCTACCGTCCGGCAGCTTGTACAACACGCATAAAGAGGCATCAATTTGCCAGCACCAATTCGGGTGCTTGCTGATTAATGGCGTCACCGGCTCCGGAGCCAATAATTGATCCGGATGCACGCCGTAATTACGTAAAGCCCGTTGAATGGCGCTGTCGGATAGAGGCTTGATTTCTCCGGTACTGGTATCGACGGTACCGGCAATAATCTTGCCGTTGACCCGTAACTCTTGAATCGCCATGCTCATCGGCTTGGTGCGTTTTCCGTTTTTACGGATATGCTCCAAGTAGTAAGCGCTGATCAGTTCTGCTTCATCTCGGCTTAACTCCGTGGCACCGGCATCGCTACGGCGTTTTCTGGCCGGCTTGACCGTGATTTTTTCCAGCTTCCGGTACAGCGTTTGCAACGAGATACCCAGCTCGGCACAGGCAGCCTGATAAATATTGCCGCGCTCGCCGTGGTCGGCATTATTCGCCGCTAATGCCACTGCCGATAACCGTTCAGTCATTGCCGCGCTCATGATTTAGGCCTCAGTACCAACGCTTTGGATTTCGTCCAGCGCTTCTTGGCTCAGCCATTCGGGCATCAAGCTTTCCGAGACATTGGCCGGTAGATTGTAGTCGTCGCGTAAGATGGCTAATTCCCGGCCGATTTCAATCAGGCAGGCGGCAATAAACGTTTGTTCGTTATCGCCTTCCAGTTCCTGGTCATACAGCTCTTTTACTGCTTTACGCAGACGTATAGACACGTTGGCTTTGACATCGGCCGTGACTGTTTGCAGATGGCTACGGGCATCGATCAAGCGTTGTTCGGCGCTGACGGGTTTGTCGTTTTCTTTACGCTGGGTATTTTCCAATAGCGCCAAGCGTTCGGCCTGGCTATTAAGCGTCTTGGTTTTATCTTTGATGACCGTGTCTTTCGCCGCCAGAGTTTCGGATAATTCGGTCAGTTGTTTGGCTGTGGCTTCTTTCTCGCGCTGATGTTTAGCGGCCATTTCCTGCATTAAATCCAGCGCTTTATCCAGGCTTTCTTCTTCGATGGCTTGGGCGATCAGTTGGCGATCTTCAGCCGGCAAGGCTTTTAGGGCGTTGTAGTCGCGCTGTCTAAAACCGAGACGTTCGGCTTGTTCATAAAGTTCAGGGCCGAGTTGGTGATAGTTGCTGATGAGTTCCATAGTGCGACGGTAGGATTTACCTAGGAATACCTCGCAGTATTCGGAGAAATCTGCGACATGTCGCAGATTTCCATTTGCATCTTTATATGGCAATCCCTTGAATTGCTTGCTTTCTCGGACGTTTATAGCTGTTTCTGCGATTAATTTATCTGCGACCTGTCGCAAAAAAATAGCCGATTCAATATGACCAATCGCTTTAATAGCGTCAAAGCTCCCCATAATGACCGCATCGGCAGCAGCCACTTGATTGTTTTCCTGGCGGATTTCGACTAAGGCCGTGCTCTCTTGCTGGGCATCGGTGAATTTTTCAACGTGAGTCGCTATAGCTTTACGTGGCATGGGTTATCCTCGGTTTATCCTGTTTTGTGATTCTTTAATCCGCTCGGCGGCGGTATCCATAGACTTTAAAATCTGTACAGCCTGTTGCGCAAAACGGTGGCTAGGCCTAATGCGTCCGGTCTCCGTGATGCGCTCGGCATAGCCGCATTGCACCAGGGTATTGACGTAACGGGTGATGTCGGCGCCGGAAAAGCCGGTTTCCTCGATCAGCTCCTTGGGGGAAAACCCGTATGCAAAGTTCAGCAGCAGCACATCCAATACCGCCAGCACTTTGGCCGCACTCTTAATATCCGGTGCCGCCACGGTTAGCCCTTACTAAGCTTGGCCAGTTTTCGCTCCAGTGTTTTTTTCAGCGCTTTGATGACCAAGTCTGAGTCCTCGGCTTCGATGGTGATCGTGCCGTAGGAGGTGGCAACATCAAACCCCCGGTCCATGCTCGGTATCTGTTTAGCGAGTGCGTATTCCAAATCGTTTTTATCCATAGCGTTTAATCCTCATCAAACGGCAGCTCAGGCTGCCGGTATTTTTCAACGTTGCCCTTGTGCCATGCCAAGCGCTCCAGGGCGTTTTGTACTGCGGCCAAGGTGTCCTCGGCGTTGCTCTTGTCCTCATAAAACTGCATCAATGCACCGATCGCGTCGTGGGTAGCCGATTGCAGCGCTTGAATGTCCTTTGGCCCGCCTTTGCGGCCTTTGGGGATATCAATGACCAGCTTGCCACCGCTGACCACCAGCCAGCGGCTGACGTAATCAATGCCGCAAGCATGCTCAAACGGCTTGATTAATCGGCTCGGTAGGCTGGCTTCCTGTATCCACTTGTACAGCGTCCATTTGCTGGCTAAGCCCATCAGGTCGGCCACGCCGTCCACGGATCGGTTGTGCTTGGCCTTGGCATATTCCAGGCAACAATCCATCGCATCCCGTAAATCGCGGGGTTGCAGGCGTTTCCAATTTCTTCCGCTCATTGGGGATAGCGCTCTGGGGCGGGTTCCAAACAAAAAGCCGCCTTGCATATTGCGTAAGCCTGTTGCACAATCGCAAAATATCCCCGACTTAAATCAACTCGGGAGAGCAGTACATGAGCACCAAGACTAATCACGGAATGACCTATGTTTGTCCGCATTGCAACCAGCAGATGAAAACGTCAATTCCAGAACCGGACCACTGGCCAGCGAAACATGCAGAACTAGATTCGACATATCGCCATTTATGCGAACGCTGCAATCGGTTTGCCGTGCCATTGCCGTATTGGATAGCGATTGGACAGCGTGCCTGGAGCGCCACGATTTTTTCCAATTGTCCAAACGCCTCCGATTGCTGGCTGCATCATCAGTACGATGCGACGTGTGAGCGCGGTTTGATGCAGCCGAAATGTTTGGTTCATACGCATTGGACGCTGAATGAGTTGATGACGCAGATTTTGGCTTTACGTAACCCGTGTTCCGGAGCAAACGGGCCTGGAGTGGGCGGTAATCGCTCAAAACCTTAATGGCCTGCACAGCGTTGAATCCGTATTCGCCAGCTAAATCGAGGTAGTTCTCAAAATGGCCGTGATCGACGCGGATCATCAACTCTTCGATAGCGGGGTCGATTTTTGGAAATAATGCGTCACCAATAACGGCATGCTCAGGCGAAAAGCCGAAGTCGTTGTGTGCTGAGTTCATTTCGTCACCCGTTTTAGGTATTGCTCATGCCAGTTGACATTGCATAGCTCTGGCCGGGGTGTGCGGTCATGCAGTGATTGCATCTTGCGCCGGACAGTCAGCTGTTTGGCTTTGGCGGCTTCGATTCTGGGGGCGTTGCTTGGTTGGGGCATGGTCAAGTACTCAGTGGTTTTGCTTAGGTATTTGTGCGTAAGTGTTTATGCGTGCCCTAAGCTTCGGCTTGCTTGTCATAACGACCAGGCCACAGCCGAGTCAGAGGAATTCCGGTTTTATTAGCAATGGCGTTCGCGATCTTGCGAGAGGTAGATCGGCCGTAAATCACATGATTAACGGCTACATCCGATACCTTACAGGTACGGGCGATTTCAATTTGACTGCCGCCCGATTTTTCTAGAGCGGACTTAATATCAGCTGGATGCATGGCGCTTCCTTTGTGTAGTGTTGTGGTGCTCATGGTTAGTTTTTGAAGTTTTGTAACTAAGTTAGGTTAATTATTATGCAGAAAACTGCATAAGTCAAAATATTTTATGCTGAATTATGTATATTGGTGAGAGATTGCGCGAAGAGCGCGAAAGACTTGGATACAACCAGACTGATTTCGCTGGGTTAGGCGAAGCATCTCTGCGTTCGCAAAGTGAATGGGAAAAAGGCAAAGCATTTCCCAATGCAAAAGTACTTGCCGCCATTGCCGCAGCCGGTGCCGACGTGCAATATATTCTGACTGGCATACGCTCCAGTGCGGCTTTGACTTCAGATGAACAGATGCTATTGGCAGGATATAGGGCGCTGGATGCTAGAGGCAAAGCCGGAGTATTTGGCATGATCGGCGGCTTAACTCAATCTCCTGAATCAGTTGGGCAGCAATTCAATGCCCCGGTCGGTCAGGTAGCCCAAGGTGATATTGTTAACAAAAAACTTAAGTTGGACCAAAGGGGGAAATAGTGAGTCAGCAATTCAATGATGAAGTTGAACAAGTCGCTGGAAACGACATCATCAATAAAAACAATATCTTCCATATTCACTTGCCAGCAACTGCTACAGAGAGTCAGATAGATCTAGTAAGCCGCGCAGTCCATACGCTGCTGAACATCTGCACTGAAGCAAACTGCAAGGCGGAAATGTACAAAATCAGCCAAACGCTGTTTGGCACTTCCTTCTTCAAAGAGCTAAACCTTGAGCAATTAACAAAGTTGCAGGTTATTGCTGAAGAGATGCGCTCGGCGCTACAGAAAAAAGCGCCGAAAGACGAATCCCATACAGCCTTTACCCAAGAAATGGATGAGTATGATGAGTTTCTTCGGCGTACTGGTGTTAGGGCATCAAAACTGGAACGAGCTGCGCTGACGGAACTAATGACAACTTGTCCGATCAATCCCAAGCAAATCAAATTAGCCTGGTCAAACAGTATTCTGATCTATGAAGACAATCGACTACGAATCAAATTGCCTTCTTTGGAACCCTGGATAGGCATGGCATTAGCGCTGATTTCTATTGGTGGGCTGTATTTATTCATACTACAGATCATTCTGGTTAAGCTGTCTATACAGCAATTACTCCAGCAAGTTCCGACGATCTTAATGTTTGTGACGGCTTTAATCTTGAGCATCCGCACTATGATCACCCCCACTTTTATTGGCAGACGAATTAAGGCTGCGATAGAAAAAGCTTAGGAGATTGCTAGGCAATGCACAACATAAAATATCTAATTTTTAGAGGTAAGCTCATGAACCCGTTTGTTTTAGCACTGATTTTATTGGTCCCACTATCTGTCACTGCTGCCGAGTGGTCTGGCACTGTGGTGGGTATTTCTGACGGCGATACTCTCACAGTGTTAAATGCCGAAAAACGCCAGGTCAAAATTCGTCTGGCGGAGATCGACGCGCCTGAGTCAAAGCAAGAGTTCGGTACTCAATCAAAGCAATCGTTATCGGAAATCTGTTTCAAAAAGCCGGTAATTGTTGATGATAAAGGAACTGATAAATACAAGCGAACCATAGGCCGCTTGAGTTGCGATGGCGTTGATGCTAATGCTGAGCAAGTGCGGCGCGGAATGGCTTGGGCATATCGACAATATCTGACTGATCAAACGATTGCTACGTTGGAGGATGAGGCTAAATCCGCCGGTACTGGTTTATGGGCCGATGCTAATCCAACTCCTCCGTGGGAGTTCAGGCATGGAGGAAAAGCTGTAAAAACTGCGGCTAAAGATGCTATTAAACCGACAGCTAACAGCGGTTTTGAATGCGCTGGTAAATCAAAATGCGGCGAAATGTCCAGTTGTGCCGAAGCCAAGTTTTACTTACATGAATGCGGCGTTGGACGTTTGGACCGCGACCATGACAATATCCCTTGTGAATCAATTTGTCGCTAATCGAAAAAACATGAAACATACATTAATTACTTTAACCCTAACTATCATTGCTGCGCTTGGCGGCTACATCGCTTATCCATTGTTGCATCCCGCTCCGACCGAAACTGCGGCCGCTGACGATATTGAGATAGTGCCCATTGCGGCTAATAGCAGTGAATCGATAACCATCACAATCAACAAATCTGATGCTGAAAATTGGCTATCAGACTTTCGGAGTGCATGAGATAACGCCAATGACGCTTTATTTTTAAATGACTTCGAAAAACGCCAGGCACATGCCGCTGTTGTCGGGGAATTAGTAGATCGAGCTGAACATATATTTGGCGAGGATAGCGAATGCACTAAAGCGGCCCGGCATTTAAATGGCGCCTGGATGACGGAGGTATCTTTGATGCTTGATCCGTCAGAGAATACAAATATCAATTTATCAGTCGCCATGAAATTGGCTTGGGAAGGCGGGCAAGTTTACGGTGACTGCCGTGATATTATTGACAATTTAAAATAATGGTACGCACTGCGCATCTATTGGATTACATATTTTGCACTAAGTAAATCCGCTTACGTAAAAACGCCTATCGGCCCGGTACAGCACCGCCCGGCCATGCTATCCACACAGTCACGCACGGCAAGAGATTAACGCACAGCCGCCGGTTATACGGCGACCAATGCACGCCAATCCAACAGCTGCCTAATCTAAATAAAATACCTATCTTCATCGTCTAAACGCCTCCGGTGGCGGTATGTCTCCGGGCGGAATCTGTAACATTTCCCGCCAGACGCGATTGAATTTTCGCGGATCGGCACTCACTGCTTGCCAATCCTGTTCTGTGTTGCCTTTTTTCAGGTAGTAACCCCGAATCGAGGCATAGCGCATGCTGGCCCGTTGCAGCCGTGCCTGAACGGCATACGGGCTGATAGATATAGGTGCTTCAGGCAAGGCGTTTCTCGCTCACTGTTGCCAATCCGGCCTACCAGGGTTGATAGATGCCGGATCGCCAAATGTTCCATTCGCATTGACGGCGGTTGATTAAGCCATCGTTTTCTTTATTCTGGGATTTATTCCAAGCTTTCCAAGCCGATTCTAATGTGGGGTAGCGGGTCACAGCGCACGGATCGTTGATCTGTTTGGCAACGCTCGATTCGGCAAAAGCCGTGATCCCGATATTAAAGGTCAACAGTACCAGGGCATCGAATTGTTGTTGCTGCAACGGTTTGATGATGGTGCGATTTATAGCGCGTTCTGTAAGCAGCAGGGTTTTCTCAAGCAATATGCCGGCGTAAAACTTACTAATGCCGTTTGCAAAATGCAGCCATTCGTTTGCAGGTATCAAATAGCCGTAACCGATGGTGGCACCTTTGCACCATTCGCTAATTGCTTGGCCGGTTTGGTCGTCGTAGGGTTGTAACCGCAAGGTTTCGATGGTTTGCATCAGTTGCAAGCCTTTATCGCTGATGGTCAAGTGGTCGTTAATCATGGTTACCTCTTAATTTCCTGAGTTGTTCGGTTAATTTGCTGGCTTCATTTTTCCAATATTCTTCTCCGGTTTGTTCGGCCATGCTCTTGGCGTGGGCCAGGTCTTGATTAATCCGGGTCATGTCCTGCTCACGCTGATTCCTCTGCTTTTGCATTGTTTCTGTACTGGTTTCGCTTGCGTCTAGCCAACGGCGATCGGTAAGCCAGCCTTCGGCCATTTTGGCTACTCTACCTTCCGGCAGTTGTTTACGGGCTGCCGCTTCGCGTTTGGCGGCTATGACGATCTGGTCATATTCCTGCTTGCTTAAAAGACCCATTTGCAACCAGCGTGCGGCCGCTCGATCACGTCCCTGTTTGTAGTTAAACGCTGCCCAAAACAGGTCGAAGGCCGCTTTCATTAGCGGCTGTTTGCTTAGCTGGTCATAAGCGTTGGGTATTTCGCGCTGGCCGCTCGGTCTGGTATCGCCGTAACCGCATTCGCTGAGTTTTCTCCAGAGTTTTTCGGCCATGGCAATCGCCAGATCGACGTCGTATTTGCCCGTTCCCTCGTTTTTAGTCTGCGGCAGAAATTGCAGGACAGCTTGCTGGATAAAGTCGCGTTTTTGCATCGGTGCTCCGTTGGTGTGGGCACATTCTCAATGTTTATTGGCTAAATCGAATTAAATCGCTTTAAGTCCGCTGTTCCATGTTGTTAGGCATACTGTGACCGTATTGAGCCAAGTCCTCGGGCTCAATCTTTACTAAGTCGAGGGCGTTTAACCCGGTAACAACATGAAACGTTTTTCTTTAAGTACATTATCCATTTTGGTTTCATTTATTGGTCTGACTCCGGAGGGAGCAACAGCAGCTATCGACGGGCTGTTTAACGTGGAATCAAGCGATCCGTCCGTTTTGACGGTGACGCCCACCGAGACGGCCGGCGTGTTTAAAGTGGAGTTCGTCGGCCCAGGTCAGGCAGTTCTGAATGTGAATGCCGATGTGGATTTGACGGATGGCACCCACACGGTATCTCAACCGTTCGAATTTGAAATTTTCGACCCATCGCAAGAAGCCGATCATTTCGATTTGCAAATTATGGCTATCGAACATTCGGATGCACCCGGATCGGCCATGCCTACCGATCTAACTGATCATGCAACAGCGGATACTGAAGCATCCGCTGATAACTCAACGGACGCTGCCGCTTAAGGCGGATTTTCTTGCAATCCCGGTGTAAGCCGGGATTGTTTTAATTGGGAGACCGATATGATTGGTATAGATGCAATTGCTGAGATGGTAGGTACCGTTGTCGATAAGATTTTTCCGGATGCGAACATTGAGGCGCAATCCAAAGCGGATGCGCTGAAGGCGCAATTGACTCAGGAGCTGCAAAATACGTTTGGACAGCTTGAAATCAACAAGGTTGAAGCCGCCAATGCCTCGGTATTCGTGTCCGGCTGGCGGCCAGCTGTAGGCTGGGTCTGTGTATCCGGATTCGGTTACGAGTTTTTATTGCGCCCGTTGATCAACGGCCTGCTCATTGCATTAGGCTTTGTTCCGGTTTTTCCGGGCATTGAAACCGATGCTTTATCGTCATTGCTATTCGGCATGTTGGGATTGGGCACGATGCGCATGGTGGAAAAAGTTAAGGGCGTGGCGAGGCATCAATGAAAGGACTGGAAGCGCTACTTAATCCCGAAGAACATTTGTCGGATGACGATAAGGGCATGCATGCGGAGCAATTTTCGACCGATTTGGCGCTGTTACAACATCGGCAGGCGCATACCGTTGACCCAAACGCCGTGTCTGCTGAGTGCTGTGAATCCTGTGGTAATGAGATTCCGGAGGAGCGGCGCAAGGCAGTCCTGGGAGTGACGTTGTGTGTCGAATGCGCATGGGAAGAAGAACGGAGAGCAAAGCAATGGAAGTAATTTTGGATTGGATCAAAGCCGGTTCCAGCATTGTTGCCATGTTGTTTAGCGGCGCCACCTTTATTTATGTGCAGTTGGATAAGCGGCAACGAGCAACGGTGAAATCGATCGATGAATTGAAAGAGTCGGTTGACGAGCGATTTGCCGCGAAATGCAACCGGTTATCCAAGCTCGAGGGTGAAGTGAACCGCATTCCGACGCGGGACGAGTTCGACGCGGCGCAACGGCGCACTGAGGAATTCATCAAGGGCGTTTACGATCGCATTAACGAAATTGACCGGGCCAACCAGGATTCGGCTCGATCAACGAATTTATTGCTCGGCCAAGTGCTGGGCCAACTTAATCAGCTTGCCAAGGAGTAATGATGCCTGACATCCAAACCGAAAACCGACGCTTGATGATTTTGCAGTTGCTGCAAAAAGACCCGGATTACAGCATCAACGATACGCTGTTACAGCAATTACTCGCCAGTTTGGGGTACGGCGTGGCGCTGGCCGTGGTGCGCGCCGATTTGGCTTGGCTGGAGCAACTGAACCTGATCGCCACTAATTCGTTGCCCAATTGCACAGTGGCGATTTTGCGTAGCGACGGGTTGGATGTCGCTACTGGTGTATCGGTGGTGCCTGGTATTGCCAGGCCGAGGCCAGCTTAATCATCATGGCCAATAAATCCACCATCAAAACCTTGCCTGCCGATATTCTGGAGCAGCTGCAAGCGCTGCTACGCGATCCGCGTGTAACACAGCTAGACGCCACCCTGCGTATTAATGCCATTCTGGCGGAGCAAGGCCAGGAGCCGGTTAGTAAGTCGGCGGTAAATCGCTACGCAATGAGAATGGCTGATGTCGGCAAAAAGCTGCAAGAAAGCCGAGCCATTGCTGAGATGTGGATCGGCAAACTGGGCAGCCAGCCGGCTGGCGAAGTGGGCAAGCTGCTGAATGAAGTCGTGCGCAATCTGGCGTTCGACGCCGCCATGCACATGGCCGAGGACGAAGCGCCGGCTCAACCTGGAGCAATCAAGGAACTGGCGATTGCGATCGAGAAGCTGGAAAACGCGGCCAGCAAGAACGAGCAGCGTGATGCAATGGTTCGCAAAGCGGCGTTGGAAGAAGCCGCGCAGCGTGTCGACGAAGCGGCCAAGGCGCAAGGCATGGATATTGACCAGGTCAAATTCTGGCGCGAAAAAGTGCTGATGGGTGTGTGATGAGTCAATTGGCGCCGTTGGCGGATACGCAACGTATTGTCGAATGGGACGAACTGCCGGAAAAGGTGCGTGAAATCCCGGAGGGGTTTAACCCTGGCGATGCCGGTGTACTGATGAAACACCAGGTCGAATGGTTGAAAATCATCCATTCTCACGATCTTGCTGCCTCGGAAAAGTGTCGGCGTTCAGGGATTACGTTGGCCACGGCATTTGATGACACGATTACAGCCGCATCTCGTAAATCTGCCGGGGGGTCGAATGTTTTTTATATCGGCGATACCCGTGAGAAGGGTCTCGAATTTATTGGCTACGTTGCTAAGTTTGCCAAGATTATTGTTGCCGCCCAGGGTGAAGGCGTTTCACAGATCGAGGAATTTATCTTCGAGGACCAGGACAGGCGCGGTGAATCCACGCAGCAGATCACCGCCTTTCGCGTGCGCTTCGCATCGGGTTATCGGGTAGTCGCGCTGTCCAGCAGGCCGGAAAACATCCACGGTTTGCAAGGGATCGTCGATATCGACGAGGCGGCGCTGCATAAGGATGTGCGCAAAGTGATTGAGTCCGCCACGGCGCTGCTGATTTGGGGCGGCAAAATTCGGATTATTTCCACGCATCGCGGGCTGAAAAATGCGTTTGCCGAACTGATTGCCGACATTCGCAATGGGCTGTACGGTAAGGCCGCAGCGGTGTTCAAAATCACGTTCGATGAATGCGTAGCCAATGGTCTGTATGAGCGTGTGTGCTGGATGACTGGCACAAACCCCACGGAAGAAGGGAAAAAAGATTGGTATCTACGCATCCGTAAAGCTTACGGCCCACGCAAGGCGGCAATGCGTGAGGAATTGGACGTCGTACCACGAGATGGCGAAGGCTCGGCGATTCCGGGCATTTGGATTTTACGAGCCATGCGCGAAGAGCGGCCAGTGCTAAGGCTGGCGTTCGATGATGATTTTAAGAATCTTCCGATCGATTTACGTCGCGCGGAGATTGCGGCGTTTATCAAGCGTGAGCTTGATCCTCTGTTGGCGCAATTGCCAAAGGATTTGCGGCACTTTTTTGGAATGGACTTTGCCCGGCGCCGCCATTTATCGGTCATCGTGCCCATTATCAAGATGCTTAATCTGAGCAGGAAGGTGCCGTTTGCCATCGAGCTGCATAATTGCCCGATCGACCAGCAAAAGCAAATCCTTTGGTACTTGATACCGAAATTGCCGCGCTTTGGCGGCGGTGCGATGGATGCCACCGGCCCAGGCCAGACACTTGCCGAAGAAACATGGGAAAAGTGGAAATCGGTGGAGCAAGTTGACCTCAGTCAAAGCTGGTATCGGGACAATATGACGGCCTTCGTGCAAATGTTTGAAGACGACATGATGGACCTGCCGAAGGATGCGGAACACGAATCGGATTTGCGCGATTTGGAGCGCATCGACGGTATTGTCAAATTGCCGAAGGATGATAGTACCGATGACGACGGCGTCACCCGACATGGTGATTATGCGATCGGCCTGGCATTGGGCGATTTTGCCTGCCGGGTGTGTAAGCCTGTAGAAATGGAGTTTGAGGCGACCGGCCAACGGGTAGCCTCCGACGAAAAGCCGTTTTTGACTGAGCACGGCTTCGGTACCGTATCTAGCTATAAAGATTTTTCAGGATTTTGAGCATGGCAAATTTTGTGCAATTAAAGAGCGGCATCGTTATTCCCGAGGCTGATTACGCCGAAATGCAAGATTTGGGCAAACGCCCGAGCATGATGGAAATCGCCACGGTCGGCAGCGGACGAGACATCACGCGCGGTTTTGTGCCCGATAACATGATCATGGCGGCAGGCGATACGGTGCTGGCTAGCAAAGGCGGTGATTATTCAATCTATGAGGATATCGCCCGCGACGACCAGGTTAAAACCTGCCGTCAACAACGCGAATTGGCATTGATTGGCAAAGAATGGGGCGTGGAGCCTGGAGATAGCAGCCGCAAAGCCAAGAAAGCCGCCGACCGGTTGAAAAGTTTTTTGGACAATCTGGCGTGGGACGACAAGACGCAGAAGATGCTGTCGGCAATATTGTACGGCTATTCGGTTGGCGAACTGATCTGGGCGACAGACGGTTTGGAAATCGCAATCGCCGATATCAAGGTGCGCAATCGCAAACGGTTTGGCTTTTTGCCGACCGGTGAATTGCGGTTGCGTACGTTTGCCAATCAGGTGAACGGCGAGGCGTTGCCGGCCGGAAAGTTTTGGGCGTTTTCCTGCGGCGCCGATCACGATGATGAGCCGTATGGCTTAGGCCTTGGCCACTATTTGTATTGGCCGGTCTTTTTTAAGAAAAATGGCCTGAAGTTTTGGCTAACATTCCAGGAGAAGTTCAGCCAGCCGACGGCTGTTGGCAAGTATCCGGCCAGCGCCAGCGACACCGAGAAAAACCGGTTATTGCAGGCGTTGGCATCGATCCAAAGCAGCACGGCGATCCGGATTCCTGAAGGTATGATCATCGAACTGCTGGAAGCTACGCGTTCCGGTACCGCCGACTATACGGCGCTGTACGATCGAATGAATGCGGCGATTTCCAAGGTTTACCTGGGCCACACCGGTTCAACCGACGCAACGCCCGGCCGCCTGGGCGGCGAAGACAACGCTAGCGATGTCCGTGAGGATTTGGTCAAGGCCGACGCTGATTTGGTTTGCGGATCATTCAACCGCACGGTGCCACGTTGGCTAACCTTTTATAACGACGGTCCGGATGTTGCCCCGCCGCGTGTATGGCGCAAAACCGAGCCGCCGGAGGATATGAAAGCGGCCGCCGATAAGGACAAAGTATTGTTCGACATGGGCTTTAGGCCGAAACTGAAGTATGTGACCGATAAGTATGGTGATGGATATGAAGAAAAACCGAATACCGACGCTGGGGCAGGCCCAGCAGATAACAGCGCCGCGAATAGCGGGCTAGCCGTAGGTACTGGGCAGGGGGATGAACCTGCCCAGTTTGCGGAAACGAATGCTGATATCGATCCTACCGGCGTCGATTCGCAAACCGACCGGATGGCGATCGAGGCGGGACCGTCAATCAAGGCGTTGCTTGACCAAATTGCGGCGTTTGCCGAGCAGGCCAATTCGTTAGAAGAGTTGCGTGATATGTTGTTGTCAAGTTATAGCGAGTTGGATAGCGATCAGTTGACTATTGTGATGGCGATAGGCTTTTCGGCTATGGAGTTGTCGGGACGTTTTAATGTAAGCGAAAACGGTTAATGCTCATTTTTACTGAAAATAATTGCGTCGTATTCGAATGCGAGCACTGTGGAGCTAAAGAGCGTTTGGAGAATAAGCGCCGAAATAAACGCCAATTTCAAACAGTGCTGAATAAATTTATGAGGACGCACAACTGGAATTGTCAGTGGAAAGTTGAGCGCCAACGTAAGATCGATGATGCGATCTCCACTACTGATTCGATTATCAAAAAACTGGTGAAAGAATGCCGTTAATCCTATCTCCTACCCAAGTCGAGTTTAACGCCAGAGACGACGGAAAATTCAACAAGCCATTCAAAGAACAAACCGATTTTTTTCGGCAAAAGCTGAATCTTCCAACCGAGCGCTACGACGACATACTAAAGGCCGCGCACGACCGCGCCTTTGTAGTGGCCGGGGCAATGAAGGCCGATCTATTGGCCGATCTGCGCAACGCAGTGGATACAGCTATCGTCGATGGCAAAAGTATCCAGTGGTTCCGTAAGGAATTTGCCGCCATTGTGCAAAAAAACGGCTGGGAAGGCTGGACGGGAAGCGAAACTAAAGCTGGTCGAGATTGGCGCACGCGGGTGATCTATCAAACTAACCTATCCACGAGTTATGCCGCGGGCCGCTGGGCCCAGCTTAACGATCCAGATTTGTTAAGTCGTTGCCCGTATTGGGAATATCACCATTGCGATGCCGTACATCATCCCCGGTTCATACATAAGAGCTGGTCAGGCATGGTGCTGAGGCATGATGATCCTTGGTGGAAAACTCATTTTGCGCCCAACGGTTGGGGATGTCATTGCTGGATATCGGCAGAACCGGCCAGCGAGTATCGGGGCGAAGTCGGCCCAACGGGTGACACGTATTCTTATATTGATAAGACTGGCAAAAAACACACTGTCCCCAGCACGTATACTTATAAGGATAGGTACGGTAACGAACACGTACTGCCAGCCGGTATCGATTACGGTTGGGATTACGCACCGGGTGCAAATAAGACCTCGCCGCTGAAGGACATCATCGATCAAAAACTGATCAGGCTACCGGCCTCGATCGGCGCGGATATGTTCCAAGCATTAAAGCCGACGATTGCAAAAGAAACGACGTTGCAATGGCATGCTACGTTGGATGAGTGGCTAGCGACGCCCCAGGCCGGCAGATCGGCCGTGGTCGGTGGTGTGGCTCCGGAGGTGTTAAAATGGTTGAAAGGCAATAAGGAAATTCAACCCGTAACTGCGGAAATTGCCATTAGAGAAGGTTTGGTCCGTGGCAGCAAGCAAGATCGTCACGCAGCGGCCGGCGATGCGCTCAATGAAATGGAATGGCGGCGCTTGCCGATGATTGTAGACGAACCTGAACAAATCTTATTCGATACCAGAACCGGCAAGTTGCTTTACATTTTTCCATCCGACGATGCGCGCAATATTAAGCTATCAGTTGAATTCGATCCTAAAAAATTGAAAAAGGATCAGTTGAATATGATTGTATCTGGATTCAAACAACCGTCGTCAACGATAGACGAAATGATACGCGGAGGACTTTATGAGATTGTACAATAAAAGTAGTGGCAGGCTGCCCGGCCGGAGTCGAACCGGCATAGGTGACGCAAAGCGCCTTTCTGTTCCCCAATCCATGCACGTAGACAGCCTGTCAGGCTCACTATAAATCCGCCATGGCAGAAGTCAAGTGGGATGATGCTAATGTGGTTAACGCGTTGCAACGTTTGCAGCACGCTGTTAGCAATACCTCGCCGGTTTTGAAAGAAATCGGCGAGGTATTGCAAGAATCGACTAAACACCGATTTGAGGCGTCTACAGGGCCGGATGGCGAAAAGTGGGAACCCAATAGTCACGTGACTACGGCGCAGCATGTGCATCGCGTTGGTGGAACGAAAACTAAGGATGGCAAGTTTTTAACCAAAAAAGGCGAACAGCGCTGGGATGGCAAAAAAACGTTGATCGATCACGGTACGCTGATGGAGAGCATCAATGCTCAACTAATCGACAATAATACATTAGGAGTGGGCAGTGCATTGGAATATGCTGCCATGCAACAATTTGGAGGGTCGAAAGATGATTTTCCTTTTCTGTGGGGCGACATTCCGGCTCGGCCTTTTTTGGGTATTAGCGATGAGGACGAGGATAAAATTTTGAGTACTGTTCATGAATATTTAACGTCATCGATCTAA